TTAGTGTTTGGTCACAAACTAAAACACCACCTGTAAGTTACACAAACAATAGAAGTCAAGGTGTTGAAGATAAAACAAAACAATCTTACGCTTTAGGACCTGCACTTATGATGAAGTTGTCAGGAAATGTAGCAAATACTTTTGGAATAATACCTGATACTGCAACTAAAGTAATTAATAAATTTACTTCTTATTTGTTTGGTACACTTCGTATATTTGCAGATGGTCTTATACAAAGTACAGACAAAACAGTCAGAAATTATAGTGTTGAATATCAAGCAGCATTAGAAGAAGAATTAAATAAAAAAGGTAAAACATTGTCAGATGTTGTACAAATAGCAGGTTATGAAAATTTAAAAGACAATGAACTACCTTTTATACCTGGCTTACTTGCACATGCTAAAGCATTTAGAAATTACAACAATCAAAGAACTGCGAAGATTATTAACAATGATACATACTACACACCATCTGATACAGCAAAGAATTTTTTAGTAGCTAGAGGTATTGTAGATGAAGAAGGTACTCCACTAATAACAAAAACAGATTTAGATATATTTAACGAATTGTTTCCAGACATTATTGGAGAAAAGATTACTGCACTTAAAAACGAAAAAGGTAGAGATTTATCTTTTGTAGA